CATTCACTTGAAACTTTTTCAAACGAAGACGTTGATTCAATCAATGAATTAAACTCTGAGTTTGAAGGACTTAAGAAAAATATCGAAGCAAAAGAGAAACTAGAAGCAATGGTGGCAGTAGCAAGTACCCCAGTTAGAAAAACTTCTTCTGAGCCAGTTGCCGCTGCTCCAAGAATCGAAGTTGGAGCTCCTAGAAATAACGGATTCAAATCATTTGGAGAATTTCTTTCTTCTGTTAAAAAAGCTTCTGGCGGAGAAATGGATAAGCGTTTCGTAAACACTATGTCCACGGGAGTTGATGCTGAAGGCGGATTTCTAGTTCCAGAAGAGTTCATGTCTGACGTAACAAAAACTCTTCAATCTGAGGAATCTCTTCTCTCTAAAACTAAGCAATTTATCGTTTCTTCTAACAACCTCACACTTCCAAAAGATGAATCTCAACCTTGGACAGGTGGAGTACAAGCTTCTTGGCTAGGTGAAAATGCTCAATATACTGCTACAACTCCTAACACTCTTGCTGAAGTTTCTTTCAAGCTAAATAAGCTTGGTGCTTTAATGCACGTTACTGAAGAACTTCTTTCAGATGCAGTTGCTCTTGAATCATACATTCGTGGTATGGCTCCAATGGCAATCATGCACAAAATTAACGAATCAATCATCAACGGTAACGGAACTGGGAAGCCATCTGGTATCCTAGGATCTACTTTCACAGTAGAAGTCGCAAAAGAAGTAGGACAAGCCGCAGATACAGTAGTAGCTAAGAACATTATTAAGATGTACTCTAAGCTTTTACCTCAATCTAGAGCTAACGCTGTCTGGGTTATCAACGCAGCAGTTGAAGAACAACTACGCTTCATGAAAGATGATGCAGGAAACTATATCTATCTTGCCCCGGGATCACAAATGAATCAAAGCCCATACGGACTATTACTAGGTCTTCCAGTAATTTCTATGATCGGAGCTATGCCAGCTCTTGGGGATAAAGGCGACATCCTTCTAGCTGACTTTTCTTACTATTACTCAATCGTGAAGTCTGGCGGAATGAAGCAAGCCGTATCTACTCACTTAAAATTTGATTACGATGTTCAATCGTACAAGTTTACAATGAGATTAGATGGTAAAGTTCCATTCGCTACACCGATTACTACTCAGTACGGTGCTTACCAAATGTCAGCTTTCATCGTATTAGCTGAAAGAGCTTAATTTTAAATTATTGGGAGAGGAGGAATCCTCTCCCTTTTATGTAGGGGCCATTGGCCCTTATTTTCTATTGGAGAAACAAATGAAAAAGAAAGTTTTATTCCACCAAGATGGATACTTAAATGGAGTTCTCACATACGAAAGAGGGCAAGTCTACGAAATAGACGATACTCTAGGGTCTGCATCAAGATGGCTTAAGCGTGGAGCAGAGTTCGTCGAAGAAGAGGCCAAAGTAGAAGTTAAAGCTAAACAACAAGAAGAGGAAGAAGAATTAGTTGCCAATGAAGAAGGCAAAGAAGAGAATAAAAAGGGTAAAAAGAAATAAGGATATTTACCTATGAAACTCTCTAACTTCATCCCTAAGATATTTAACAGGGCTAAGTCTGAATCTATACGGTCCAGAAAACCCGCTACAGGATATTCAGGAGGAACAGTAGTAGATGAAAATTCTGCTATGACGGTTTCCTCTTATTACCGTGGAGTGATGTATATTTCATCACAACTAGCCAAATTACCCATACACATAAAAAATAAAGATAACGAAGTGTTAGACAATAACATTTCGTTTCTTCTAAATGTTCAACCAAACGTAGAAACTACAGCGTATCACTTTAAACTTTTTCTAATCCAATGTGCTATCAACACAGGCCACGGATATGCGGAAATTGTTAAAACTGGTGACGGAAGGCCAACTGAACTTTGGCCGCTAAATCCTAAAAGAGTTACTCCCACAAGGAATGAAGCTGGACAACTATTTTATCAAATATATGAAGGGGGTTTAAATGGGGAAACAACTTATTTACGCCCAGATGAAATATTGATTTTTAGAAATATTCACACAAGAGACGGAATACAAGCAGAATCTACAATAGCCTTTGCTATGGAAGCTCTAGGTATCTCTCTCGGTGCTGATAGATTTGCGAATGGATTATATGCTAACGGAGGACTCCCTTCAGGGGTATTAACACATCCCGGATCTTTATCTGATGAGGCTTACTCAAGGTTGGCAGAATCTTGGAAAAAGTCTGTAGGTGGAAGGAAGACAGGAGCAACTGCTATTTTAGAAGAGGGAGTAACCTACAGTCCCGTCTCACACTCCCCAGACATTTTACAGTTTGTAGATACTAGGAAATTTGGAGTTATCGAGATAGCTAGATTCTTAGGGGTGCCTCCAATTAAGTTATTTGACATGGATTCTGCAAAATATGGAAACATGGAACAAGTTCAGTTGGAAGTTGCTACTGACATCTTAGATGCTTGGGCAAGAAATATAGAATCGGAAATTGATATAAAACTTTTGAAAGGTCGCAGGGCCAATCAAAGATGTGAAATGGACCTTTATGCAGTCTTCCGTGGAGACATGTCTACTCGCTCAACATATTTCACTAAAATGATGCAATCTGCTGCCATGACTCCTAATGAAATCAGAATTAGAGAGGGTATGGCCCCATATAAAGATGGAGATAGGTTCTTCCTAGCAACCAACAATTTCTCGCCAATGGACAGAGTAGACGAAATAATTGATAATCAAGTAGCTCCTGAACCAACTCCCGCTCCATCAAATGAGCCTGATCCTGCTTCAGAAGCTATTGCAAAATACATTGAGAAAAAACTGAACTAACCAAACTCGTTTATACGCAGTAGGAAGTGAAGATTGGATAACAAAGCATTAGTAGTGCTCATTGATCTTTTAATTAAAGATCAAATGGCTAAAATTGAATTGCCTGAAGGCCCGGTAGGACCAAGAGGATTACGAGGTAAAGACGGCAACGATTTCGATATAGAGGATCATAAAGATTCGTTAATCGCTTTAATAGAATCTCACTCCAACATAACCTTAACATCTGAACAAATAGAAAGCTTGAAGGGCCGGGACGGTATTGATGGCCGTGATGGTAGAGACGGTAGAGATGGCAAATCTGTCTACATAGAAGAAGTTCTACCAGAACTTAGTTCGGAATTAAAAAGCAAAATAGAACTGATGAAGGATGATCTGAGACTAAAGTTCTCCGATCTAACTTCAGAGGAACTGGAAAGTATCCGAGGCCGAGATGGAAAGGACGGTAAAGATTTCGATTTTGAATCTCATTCTGAAGAAATACAACTAAAAATAAAATTAGCTATAGTTGAATCTAGAGATTATTTAAAATTAAAGTTTGAAGATTTATCAGAAGATCAGAAATTAGAACTTCGAGGTTCTAGAGGGCAGAGGGGTAAGTCCGGGAAGGATTTCGATTTCGATGAAAATAGAGATAGAATAGTATCACTAATAAATTCATTCATAGAATCTAAATTACCTGAATTAAAATTAAAGTTTTCAGATCTGACAGAAGATGAAGTTTCTATTCTAACGGGAAGAAATGGAAGAGATGGAAGAGACGGGAAGGATTTTGATTTTGAAGAAAGCCGGATAGAAATACAGAATCAGATATGTGAATATATTAATTCAGTAAAAGATTATTTCAAATTAACTTTTTCAGATCTCACTGAAGACGAAAAAAGTTCCTTAAAATTAAAATTTTCCGACCTAACTGATGAAGAAAGATTGCAGATAAAAGGATCAAGAGGTCAGAGAGGTAAACCCGGAGTTGATGGATCTGATGGGAAGGATGCTGCTACTTGGAACGCTGGGACTGAGCTACCACTTAATTGGGGTAGAGAGGGAGATTTATTTTTAAATGTTTCCACTTGTGATGTTTTCAAAATGGAAAACGGAGAGTGGATAAAGCAAACAAATATACGAGGAGCTAAAGGGCTTCCGGGTTTAAATGGGCCTGTAGGAAGGACTGGCCCAAAAGGTTTTGACGGTGCTAAAGGGGAAGACGGGAAAGATGCTCCCTACATTATTGATGTAAGACTAGAAACTTATAAAGATGAAGAATTTAGAATAGTTCTAATAATGTCTGATGGAGAGAAAATAATCTCCAATTATGTAGATTTTCCAGCAGTGGTTAGAAACTATTACTACTCGACTGGAGTTTCCGGTGGAGGAGGATCTTCTGATTCCAATACTGAGTATTTTGACGAAGGAGTTTCTCAAGGAACTACTCAAAAAATAAATTTCTCCGGGCCAAATATTTCCGCAACTAAAGTTGGAGATACCCTTGAAGTATTGGTTAATGATTCTGTAGGGGCTAACCCCACAGAATATTTTGATGAAAGCGTTTCAATAGGAACTGCGGAGAAAGTAAATTTTTCTGGACCGAATGTAACTGCGAGTAAAGTTGGCGATACTGTCCAAGTAGTAATAAATGATTCAGTTGGAGCAAATCCTACAGAATATTTTGATGAGAGTATTTCTCTAGGTACAGCAGAGAAAGTAAATTTTTCTGGGGCAGGAGTAACGGCAAGTAAAGTTGGTGACACTATACAAGTAGTCATACCAAATAATGACACCAATACTACCGATCTAAAAGTATATAGCGGTGCCAGCTTGGAATCCACTACGGATGAAATAGAATTTGATTCCGATGATTTTATAGTTACCGATGTAGCTGGAAGGGCCGTAGTAACTTTAAAATCTCCCGGAGGAACGGGATCGGATTTAGGAATTTATGATGAATATAATTTAGTAACCCCTATTGCAAAAAATATAAATTTTGTTGGGGATTATGTAACCGTTAGACAAAGAGTTCCTATCGAAGAATGGAACCTCCTAGAAGATGTCGAACCAAATATGGCCGAATATCTCGGAGATGGAACTAGCGATACTGTCGATGTTTTCATAGATGTTCCAGATTCTTCTTTATTGAAAAATGTTACATGCCTTTCCGATGTCTACGTTGGATCTTTTGTTATAATAAATCCTTCGGAAGTCGCCGAAAATGCAATGGCGGATTCGTATTCCACCTCTAACGTAATAGGGATAGTGGAAGTAAAGCATAGTAGTACCCTTTGCGATATCAGAGTGTCTGGTATAAGCTCAGATATATTTTCTGGATTAGACCCTGCGCTAGATTATTATTTAAGTGACACAGTTGCCGGAGGGATTTCTTCTTCCGTTCCAACTATATCTGGCCATGTTAAATTAAAATTAGGTCAATCATTTGGCACCAATAAATTCCTTTTCAGTAAGGGAGAAAGAGTGGTGAGGCTATGACAAAAAAATTTGAATACACAGACATAGACGGAATAAAAAAAGAAGCTGAGACTTTTATCTCTTCTGAGTTTGTGACTACCTCGGCTCCTAATTCTCCAGTAATGACAAAAGCCAATGGGCTATTAGATCCAAGCATTATTCCTCCGACGGCAGTAGGTAAGTCTGCCTCCCTAGTAATAGATAGAATAGCCTCCGGGACTATTTTAAGGGGAGATGTTGTTAAAGCGAGTACTACAAACCATGTGTCAATTGCAGATCCAACATCCGATTTAGATTCAGCATCGGGATTGGGAGTTGCACTAAATGACGCAGATGACTCAGAACCAGTGGAAGTATTAATACTGGGCATTATATCTGATCCTATTTTTAATGTTTTTTCTGTGAACGAAGTATTATTTTTGGATGAAGCCGGAGGGATAACGAATGTTAAACCAACCAAGCCATCTAGAAATTTCCTTCTTATTATCGGTAAATCACTTGGAGGAAACGAAGTTTTTGTAAATCTTCAATCTCCAATAACACTGGGAGTATAGTTTTATGGCCACGACAGCGAGAAAGAAAAAAGAACCTAAAGTTTCAATTAAAGAGGGAGAAAAATTAAAGCCTCTTCCGGTCACAGAAGTTGATCCAAAGAGTAAAGAATTTTTAGATCCTTCACATCTAATGCAATTAGAAGTCATATCTCGGGACATCGACAATTCTAAATTGTCTATGGCCTTGGAAGAACAATCCCTACAAAATATGTTGTTGTCTCTAGAGATTTTACAATCTAAAATTGAAAAACAGAAGCTATTAGTTTCTTCCAAGAATCAAAGATACGAAGCTTCAAAAACCAAGTTTCAAAATTTTAAAAAAGAAATTTGGCCTCACTACGGTTTAAATGAAAATGAAGGATTGGGGTACGACCCAGTAACAGGTGAAATAAAACGCAATTAACATCAAGGAGTAAAAGATGGCGGATATTAAAGTTTTGTATGTAAATTCTGATGGGTTGAACCAAGAACATTCTGAGTCGGCTGATAGTGTAAAATTCCTATCTTTTAAAACCGCCAACAATGAATTAACAGACTCTAAACTAGGAAGATTAGTTGATGGAGCGGATGCTACAGATGAACATATTCACGATGCTAGATATTTTAGAGAGAACGAACACATCACAACTTCTGCGGGAGCTGGTGATGCTGGTAAGCCAGTAATCACAGATGTAGATGGAAAATTATCTGCTTCTTTAATTGATGTTGCAGACCTAAACGACGAACTAGATCACGGGGCTTTACAAGGCCTTGATGATGATTCCCATACTCAGTACTTAAGAACTGATGGAACTAGAAATTTGACTGGAGTTCAGTCATACTCAGTTCACCCCTCTTTCACAGCAGATACTCAACTCGTAGATAAAAAATATGTTGACGATCTTTTTGCTGGAAGCGAGTGGTACAACTCAGTTTTATCTGCGACTATTTTAACTCCTCCGTCAACTCCGGCAACTGGGGATCGTTATTTAATTAACGGAACTGGAACTGGGGCTTGGGCAGGGAAAGATAATCAAATTGCGGAGTGGAATGGATCGGCATGGATCTATACAATTCCTACTGCGGGAGCGCATGTTTCTTCTGACGCAGAAACTTCTGTTATTTATATTTTCAATGGGACTTCTTGGGATGCAAAATCTTATGAAGCTACAACAGCTTCTAACGGGTTGGTTAAAGTTGGAAACGATATTAGAATTGATTCCGGAGCCGCTGGAGATGGATTAGGATTCTCTTCTGGAATAATCTCAGTAAATGTTGATAACTCTTCAATCGAAATTAGTTCAGATAGTTTAAGGGTGAAAGCTCTAGGTATTAAAGATACTATGATTGATTTTGGAACGGGTGCCGGACAAGTTTCCGCTGGCGATATTCCTTTAGTAGACGCT